ACCGAAATCACTACAAGGTGTCTTTGAACACTCAAAGGCGTCGAAAAACTCTGTCGAAGAAGAGGGGAGTGTTGTATCTGGCCGGGCTGGGGTCGGAGAAGGTTTAGATTCTTCAGAGCAGACAAAAACACACAAGGAGCAGCATAGCATGGACGATATCCGAAAAGAAGTCGAAGCTATCCTAGCTGAAAAGGATCGGGAGACACAGACACAGGCACTAGCCAGTCGTATTGAGTCTATCGAAACTGAAAAGGCTAACTTGGAAACAAGAGCTGCGGACCTGGAAAAGGCAAATGCTGGGCTATCCGAAGATGTTGAAACCAAGACCGCCGAAGCTGAAAAGCTTGGCGTTGAGGTCAATGGTCTGAAGGAAGGTAAGGCAGAGCTTGAAACCAAAGTCGCAGAGCTTCAGGGCAAACTAGACGAGATCGAAATGCAAGCCGTTAAGGCCTCTCGTAAAGATCGCCTTGAAAAGGATGGCACACTTATTGTCACAGACGGCAATCCAAACGAAGGGCAACTTGAGCGGGCTTACGCAATGGACGAGGATCAATTCCAGTCCTATGCAGAAGAGCTAAAGATGATCCTTGATACCGCAAAAGCATCTAATTCAGAGAATGAGCAGGAGAAAGCTGGGGATAAAGAACTGAAGAAGGCAGAAGCCTCTGAGGTTCCGAAGAATGCCGATCTTTCCGATGCAGAAATCTATTCTCAGGCAATTGCTGCTGCTAGCGGGGCCATCAGCGTCCAGGCGGATGCTGACAAGGTCAAGAAATACGCTCAAATCTAATTAGGAGACAAGTAATATGGCAGCGCCAAACGTTCCATTGAATATTCCTACCCGGAAGTCCAAGAGCTTGATCCAGCACTTCGGTTGTCAAGTAGCTCCGTTCTACAAGATTTCTGTTGTTGCTCCTGAAGGGGCACCTGTCCAGATCAAGTCCGGGGCAACTGACGAGGTCGAGCTGGTAACAGCTGGTTCCGCACCGTCAGGTACCGTTCTAGGCCTACTGGCCCAAGAGGTGTACGACGCTTCGGTTCTCGGAGAGTTGTCTGGGTATGATTTTCATAACACAACCAAGGCTCGTACCGGAGACACTGTCGGTGTTCTTACTGGTCAGGGCTGGGTTCTAACTAAAAACTACACCGGTGCGGTAGCAAATGCAGATTCTATTTATCCTGCTGCCTCCGGCAAACTCTCTGCCACACAGACTGGCTCTGACGAACGGATTGCCGTTTCCGAAGGCGCTGGCACTGATGGCGATACGCTAGTTCGTATGAGAGTTGATTTCAAGATTGTTTAATAGGGAGATATAATCATGGAACTATCGTTTGATGACAAGGTTGCCCTATTTCAGGCAATCGCACACGATCCGAAAGCACGTAATGAGTACGCTCAGTCTCGTGCCGAGGTAATTCTACCTTTAATCAACGAGCAATCGACTATTCGAAATATTTTCGTTCCAGAGCGAATCCCTGCAGGGGGCCAAGCGACGTTCGATCTGCCTTTCGAAGACATTGAGGCTTGCTGGACAATGCCCCATATCGGTGGTATTCCACAAGTCCAGGTTGAAGGTACAGAAACAACCATCAGCACCTTTATGCTTGACGCCGCAGTTCAGTGGCAGATGCGTATTGCACGTGAAGGCCGATTCCAAGTTGGTCAGCGTGCTACTCAACTGCTAAAGAACCACGTTATTAAGCAAGAGGAACTTGCTGGTTGGGGTCTAATTCACTCGCATGCAGCAACTATTGGCGCAGGCCAGCAGGTTGCCGCAAGCTCCCTTGATCTTGCTACTTTTAATAGCATTATCACCAAGGCAGATGTCCTTGATCGTGAGATCACTGACATCTATGTTTCGCCTACACGGTTCAGCGATCTACGTGACTGGGTAACCACCACGGATCATTCTGATTCCCTGAAGGATCGAGCATTCAGCCAAGGTGGTCTTAAGGAGATCTGGGACGTCCGAGTTAACAAGGTACGTAATACTGATCTGGTTGCGAACAACAAGGCTTACGCCTTTGGTCGTCGTGAAGGATTCATGTATGGTGTAATGCCTGTTCGTCAAGAACTTCAGACCTTTGATAATCCTATCGCCATCATGGAATGGAAGATTGGTATCATGGCTAATGAAGAAGTTGGCTTTGGCATCCTTGATGACAAGGGACTAATTGAAGTAACTTTTAGCTAAGCTAACAGTTTTCACTTAGGCCAAAAGGGGTGAGATCGGAAGAGCGTCG